ATCCCAACTGTTCTGAAATTGTTGCTGTTCGTGTTCCTGAAAACCATCTAACTTATTATAAAATTCTCGTGGTGTCATATTCCAAAATTCATCAGCAGTCATTCCTAAATAACCTAACCCTGTTTTCTGTAAACCATCCCATGTTAGCCCTTCGCCTTTTTCGGAAGGGCTTTTAGGTTTTTTGATTCAGCAGGTTGAGAATCAGCAAAGGCTTCCATCACCTTTGTGAGTAATTCAGGATAATCGTCCATTAAATCAGCAACATCTTCTACCTGCATATCAAATCCAACTTTTTCTTTCCTTGCTCCATCTTTCAACCCTGCATAAACCAACCCTATCGCATCCTTAATAGTTAAATTTTCATCTAATGTTGCCATGTCGTTTAGTCCTTTTCCGGTTACTTCACCGAAAATAGAATAAGCATTAAAGCCGAACCTTACATAAAAGGTCTGTTCACCTAATTTAATTTCTTTCATATATTTTATGTTACTGTGTCTTCTGTTAATGCTCCACTTCCCTCAAAACTTACGCTGAAACTTACATTATCTTCCAATGGTCCATCTTGACTTAATGAAGTCATCCATGCCGTTCCTGTATAAAGGCTATCACCTGCATTAGATGAAGCAATCTTCAGAACTACGCTTGCCCTTGAAGTGTAAAGTGCGAATAAATCAGTAAAGCCATAAGCTGCACCTTCTTCGAAATATCCTTCAGCATCGATTGACCAATCTGTCAATCCTTCCAGGTTCGCTTTTCTTCCTGCACTGTCTTTTGTTGTGGTGTCACGTAAACTTATATTTACGTTTAATGTGTTACCTGTTAAATTGGTTATTAATGTACCATCAACGTACACACCGATTAACGTTCCATTCATTATTCCTACTGTAGCTGCCATTATTCTTTATCTCCTTTTTGTTTAATTCTCGTTTCTATCTTGTTTTCTTCATCGTCAAATGTTATTATCTTCTTTTCTTTAACCTTTTTTATATGAACCTTTTTTGTTATAATGGCTTCAGTTATATTAGTAGTTGTATCTTTTGCTAATCCTTCAGCAATTTTCAACATTCCTAATTCCTTATCCACTGTTATAATAAGTCCTTTTTTCTTCCATACACCGTTTGCCCAGTGCTGATCTTTTGTAAGTATTATTTTCATGGTTTGTATCTTATTATGTAATCAGTATCTCTTTGATATATCTCGTTTGAATCTTCTTCTGAACCATCGAAAAGATCAGTATAATCATCAAATATTATTGAGTCTATTAATTCACCATCTACCGTTTGACTATGTATTCCATCTATTATCGTTCTAATGCCGGCAGAGCGTGTAACCATCGTATTGTAATCAGTACTATAAACCGAAATAGTCATTCTATAAGTGTCAATAGTTGAAACACCAGATTTAGTATGATGAGGAACAACACTAACAAACCTATAAACCTGATAAGGCACTTGGTGATCTTGTGGTGCTTTATTAGGGAAGGTATCTGGATAACTCCCTTTTAATAGTGTATATATTGCTTCCTGAATCATTTTTTAACTAATCGCTTAAAATACTTTTCTACTATTTCACCTATCTTGTCATTAATACGCTCTAATACTAATTTATTTGTCTTATCCCATGCAGGTCTCATAAAAGGTTGTTCACCGCTTTTTACTGTTTGAAACTCTACAAAGTGAGCATACCAAGCACTATTTTTAGCACCCTTTCCTTTTGATGGTCCTACATTTATAGTAGCTTCTTTTCCTTTTACACTTTGTTTTATTATTGATCTTCTTAGTATTCCCCTATCACCTACCGGAGTAAGTTGTTTAGCTTCTTTTACTAATGGTGTTGCACCGTATTTAAAAGACTTCACTAACATACGCTTGGCAATAACTCTATCTAATCCATCAAGTATTTTAAGGATTTTTTTATCGCCAATTATATCTACTGTTAATGCTTTACTTATTGCCATTTCTTAATTATCTATAAATGCAATTATATTAGTACAATCAGTTCCTGTATCAAATACTTTTTGAACTACCAACGGAATAAATGAACCATCAGGAATATTCACTAATGTTATTGCTACCGTATCACGTTCCAACATTATTTTCAAATCCCCACCACCGCCAACATACAAAGTGCCATAAGCACCTCCCGTTATTGGCCTGTCATCAGCAGGTACTACCGCTATACTCTTATTTGCTATCTGTCTTGCCATCGTTAATATATCCTTTCTGCTCTTATTGTTAAATATCTTAATTTATTATCAAATCCTATATGCTTAATTCCAAAGCTCCAACTATTCCAACTAATCCGCATCTTCTCAGTAACTGCACTTGTTACGCTTGTATATCTTATTACAAAAGTAACCTCGTTTAATGCTGTTAGCTTATCACTCTCGTAGGCTTCCTGCCCTGATTTAGTAATTACATTGCCCCATACAGTCGTCAAAGTACTCCAAGTCTTAACTTCCTCCCCTGAACTATTTTTAGCTGCCGTAAAGCTCTGCACCGCTAACCTATGCCTTTTATCGCCTATCATTTAAAACCTGTTACTCTCCAAAGTTCAACCAAAAAGTCATAACCAGTTGGTAAAGTGTTTACTTGCCTACCTACTATGTCTTGTTCTCTATTTTCGTAAAACTGACCTATCAAAAGTAACATGGCTTGTTTTAAAGGTTCTGGTACATCGGCAGCCGTTGCATATCCACCTGTAAAGTTTACTAATACAGAATTTATGCGTGTCGCTGGAGTAGGCCAACTATTACTATCATCTAAAGCAATCCTGGCAGGCTCACTTACTATATCTGTTACATAAGTATCAGAGCTTACAGTTTGAGTAGCACCATCACTATCAATATACTGAACGCTTGAAATAGCAGTAACAGGTAACTTCCAAAGCTCAAAATAATCAGGGAAACAATCCTCATACAAAATAAAAACAGTAGGTACTAACTTTCTATTAGTATCTTTTTCTACTTTTCTACGTGCTACCGTTATTATATCACCTATCAAAGCATCATCTTCAGTAACAGCCGTTTCAATCTTCAAATGAAGTTTAGCCTCTGCTAATGTTATCGGTTCTGTCGTACCTTCTGAACTTACTTTATAACTCATTTCTTCTTAGCCTTTTTAGCTACTACCTTTTTCTTAATTACTTTAGCAATAGGCTTGGAAGGCTCTAATGAACCCTCCAAGATTATTGCTTGTCCTGCATTTATAAATGAACTGGCAAGCAACGGGCTAATCCATATTTCTGCCCCTTTTCCATAGCTAAAACTTCCCTTATCAATAGGATTCAAGCCCGATACACTTACCAAAATTCTTATCTTAACTTGCTGCATGAACCATATATTTAATAGGATGAGTTCCGGCATCAATTACTTGTCCGTCTGTTCTACGAATTAAAACGATTCCGATTTGATCTGTACCTGCAAATAATTCATTTAAAACTTTAATTCTATCACCGCCAACTTCTCTAATCCAATAGTTTTTAAAATCACCAAATAATACTGACTTAGCACTTGCCCCAATATCAGCCATATCTTGGTTAATTGTATAAGGAAAACCGTGTATTGTGGCTGCTGGTCCGTTTTGAATGCTTCCCTGCCATACTGGGTTTCCATCAGTAGTTCCAACATCTAATTTCATAATAGCCTTTAGAGTTTGTTGGTTCATCATATATTGTCCATTGATTTGATAAGCCGGATCAACATCATAAGCCAAATCAATAAGATTATCAGTTGTTATTGCAGTTGCACCTACGCTTGAAATAGCTGAATCAGTTGCACCTATTACAACACCTTGAATAGTTGTAGTTCCTGCTCCGGTTGTGTAACCTGCATTTAAACCACGTCCCATTCTGATACCTAAAAGCTTAATCATTAAATCTTCAAAGTTAGAATATGAATCTTGTAGTAATTCATAAGAAACTCTCACAAGTCCTGAAGTCCATTTAAAGGCTTTCAGCGTATTTTCAGTAAAATCTATATCTTCCGCTGAAGTTTCAAAGTCTGTCGCTTCATTAATCTGATAAGCAACCTTTCCGGTATCATTAGTCATTGGCCAAGGTAAATCGTTTCCTTCGGCTGTCTTGATAATACTTGAAATACCTTTTACGTTTCCATATGCTAATTCTGCTACTGCTAAGCGATTTGAGAAGCCCTCAGGTACGGTATATCCGCCTTTGGTCACGGTCAAGCTCTGAGCGTTGGTTTTTTTCTCGATATGTTCTTTGTAGAAAGCCCTATCTTCACCTGACCAGTTACCCATTAAATAATTTCTGAAGTTATCACCACTTTTGATTTTTAATTCATCAGCAGTCATTCCTTCTTTCTTTGCTTTTTCTACAATGACTTCATTATTATCGGCAGTCCATCTTTCCTCAAGTTCTAAGCGTTTTACTTCTTCTGATAAACTTGCTTCACGCTTTACTATGCCATCAAGCCTAACTTCATCTTCGCTATTCCAATCTTCTTTGCTTTTTGACTGTATTAAGGCCAATCCATCCGCTTGATTCTTAGCTAATTCTTCCCTTTTTTTCTTTAAAATATCCATTTTATTACTGTTTTTAAGTTAATTTTTTAAGTTTTATATATAAATCCCTCAATAATTTCTTATTAGGTTGGTTTTCTTCAGGTTCCGGTTTGTTTTCATCAAAACTACGCTTCGCCACTGTCGTATCTTGATAAGCAGGGTAAGTAACAGGAGCAACATCATAAAGCCTTTCCAGTTTAATTATCTTCCTTAAATCATTGGCTTTCCTATCTTTTGAAAATTCCCAAGCATCTTCCTTTACCCTAAATGCAAATGAACTTTGTGTAATATCACCACTTTTTATAGCATCTTCCAAGTCTTTTGCATAACTTCTTTCAGGTGTCTTGTATCTATAGGTTAAATTACCCGTTCCATCTAATTCAATCGTTAAAGTGCCTGCCTTAGTTCTTGCCAGTACCAAATTAGGATCGTGATTCATTAAAGCTCTCACATCATCACCTAAAACATCATCAAATGCTCCAGGTTCTATAATTTCATCATACCAAACCAAATTAGTACGCTTACTAACAACAGCTGCAACGCCTACTATTTCGCCTTCATTTTCTTCCCTATATTCTACAGGGTTTTCAAAATATCTTACTTCTTTATCCTTCATCTTCTGTATTTTTTTCCGTTTCTGTTGATAAATTTAATGGTGTTAAAAGTTCATCATGCCCTTCCATTGGGTTTAAATCTTCTAACATTCGTACCTCGTTTTGTGTAAACCATCCAAAGCCAATACCATCTTTATAGAACTGTGAGCGACTTTTAACATCACCCCTTAACAGTCCATTCATATTTAGCTTGACATAATGCGTTCCTGCTCTTTTTTCTTCTTCTGTAAATAGTTTCCTATCACATTCCGCCTCTATTAGATTGGCATATTGATTAAGTGTATAAATAACAAAATCTATTGATTGCTGTTCTATATTGTTAAATGTACTTCTGCTCATATCTGCTAACATTGGCAATGGCACACCGTATATCCTACTAATTTCTGATATTCCAAATGTCTTTGATTCTATGAATTGTGCTTCATTAGGGGGTACTCCTATCTTTTCAAACTTAGTACCCGCTTCTAAAATAGCTACCTTTAAAGCCTTTTTAACACCTCCATAAGTCTTATTCCATTGGGTACGCATACGCTCATAGGCAGGATCATCAAGTTTGCCAGGTGTTGTTAATGTACCCGCTATTGTTGCACCATTAGCAAAAAACTTACTTGAAAATGTATCTAATGCGATTCCTAAACCTACTGATTCCTTTGCATAGGTCATAATAGGACTATCCGACATCACAGTCTTATTAACCAACATAAAAGGAAAGTGTAACATATCCCTTGCAGGAATAGCCGTCTTTAAACCCTCTACTTCATAAAATAATCTTGTTTTGTACTTTGCCGTTACTTGTGCAGGGTTTCCGTCCTGATCTAATACAGGCGTTAATGAGATTGGTCTTTGGTTCTTATCTCTTTTGATATGAAAAAAAGCATTTCCTGAAGTTAGCATTTGAGACATAAAGTATTCCCGCCAACCATAGGAAGTCATTATGTCATTAGGTTCTGAATGTATTAGGTGTTGTACAGGATGTTTTGTCGCAATCTCTCTATTATTGCCTGTTTTCTCTATTACATTAAAAGGAAGGGATGCAATTGTCTTTGATAGAACTCTGATTGAGGCAAATATAGCTGTGTATTTGAGTGCATTTTCTTCTGTAACTGTAACGCCTGCTTCAGTTGAACCACCACTATTACCGAATAAACTTTTCCATAAACTATCCAAGCCTGTAACGGATGCTCTTTTAACTATCTTGCTGGTATCTAAATCCCAACGATCGAATATTCTGAATATCATTATCTTTATTTAGACTAAATTAAAACAAAGATAATATAAATAACAATCCCGTCAAGTAACAATGTTGTTATTTTGGGATATTGTCCTAAATTGGGAAAGAAGAATTAATTAGGGAGTGTTTTTCTTTTTGGCGTTTTGGTAGGCTAAATATCTATTGCGGACATTCTTAAATGAACTGTAATCTGAATACTTCCTTTTATTAAAATAGTTCACGTGTAGGCGTTCCGTTGCTTCGTAGGCTTCCTTATCTGTTTTGTAAGTTGAACAAAACTTATAATACATCTTAGTAAAACCTTCTATTTCCAAAAGTGCTAATATATGCTTTTCATATTTCCGCATGAAAGTATCTATTTATGTTTTCAAATTCAAAATACCTACCCAGCTTTTCATCTTTAATCCAGCTTCTAATTAAGTAGAACCCATTTATATTAGTTCGGCTCTTTATATCTAAAATATACGGATAACAGCCTGAATTTATTATTGTTTCCTTAAATCCTAATCCGGTTAGCTTTTCACTTGAATTAGTGTCTAATCCTGAATCAAGCCGATCACTATACAATTCTAAGCCTTTAGATTCTAATTTATCAAATACCTTCCTGTGAATCATGCGACCAGCTCCACAGCTTACCGATCTTGCATAGTTGTTCATTAAGATACATTCTTTTGTTTCGTTATCGTAAAAATAAAGATTCGATAAACCAAAAAAGGGATTACCCGCTTTAAGATATGGCTCGTATAAATCCCATATTTCAGGATTTAGGATATTATCACTTCCAAAATTCATAAGGTAATCCCAATCAAATTGCAATGCAGCTTGTATGCCTGCATTTAGTTTTCTTCCTACTGGTAAATTATGATATTCAAATAAGTTGAAATCATCTAGTAATCTTAAATTAGCTTCAAAATAATCATCATCAGGTGAAAGGATACATAAAGGTATTATTTTATGTCCGCACTCCATAAGTCGTTTTAATCCCTTAACAAATAGCTTTACTATTTCAGGACGTTTAAAAATGGGTATAAGTATCAGGATTGTCATATCGTCCTTAATTCGTTATTAATATAATAATCCTGATCTTCATCAAGTAAACTATTTAAGTGAACACCCAAAGCCATTATTAAGCTCATAATAGCATCAATACGCCCTGAACTCTTTTTTTTGTCTGGTCTTATGTTTTCATTAGGATCTGTATAAACCATCACATTGGAAGCCATCCACCTTAATACCGGATTGCCCGAATGATTTATTCTTTTCTCTAATATTAACTTTTGTAACATTTTCATTGGTGGGCTTAGATGTTTTAATTGTTGGCTATAAGGAACTAAATTAAAATTATCTTCTGTAAGCCTTACGACAATATCTAAAGCCTGCCATGAATCATAAGCTATCTTTTTAACATTTACTATTTCGGTGATTTCTTGAATCTTCTTTCTCAAGTATTCATGATCTGATACGTTACCTGGAGTAGTTACAATGTACCCATCTTTTACCCATTCAAAATACAGAGCGTGTTCTCCCTTTTCCATTCTTTTCTGTAATGTATCTTCCGGAATAAAAACATAAGTAAATACTTCAAATCTTTCTTCTACTGGGATTAATACCGTAATAGCATTTGTATCTATATGACTTGCCAAGTCAAAAGCTAAAATAGCATCATGTCCTCTGTAATTCTCTAAATCCCTTTCATATAAATTGCATCCCATCCATACATCATCAGGAATCCAAGTGCTTACAGTATCTGTCCAATAGTTCAGATTCTTTGTTTTGAAATCAACCTCTTTACTACCTCCCTCATTTTTAGCCTTTGTATATCGACTTCTTAAATGTTCAATTCCTACTGATACATTAAGATTAGGATTTGATTTAATCCAGTTCTTTTCATCTTCCCAATCATCTTCCTCATCCATTTCAAATATCATAGCCAGAAAGCGATCATCTTTTTTAATGCCTTTTAATATCTCAATAGCTGACTTTCTTAGATTTGTGTAGCATGGGTATTCTTTATGAAAGCCAGCCGTTGTGATAACATCTATCATAGGCTGCTCAGCTGCACCCATCCCGCTTTCTATAATATTTAATATAGCATCTGTTTTGTGTTCATGGTATTCGTCCACCACTCCATAGGTAGGACTAAACCCATCCTGTGTTCTACTGTCTGCTCCCAATGGTGCAATAAATGAATTGTTCTTTTTATAGACAAGTCTTTTAATCTGATCGTTAAATTTGAATGTATTAAACTTATCTTTTAGGATTGGTGTTATCAATGCTATCTGTCCAGCATCGTTGGTGAGTATTCTACTTTGTTCTTCCCTTGTTGAACCACACCAAACTTGAGCACCTGTTACATTATCAATAACTAAATGGTAAAGTGACTTAATTGCTGATTCCGTTGTTTTAGCATTCTTTCGGGCTACTTCTTTAAAAGATGTATTAAACCTTCTTAATCCGGTTTCTTTATCTACCCATCCAAATAACTGACATAAGTAAAATACTTGATGTGGCTCTAATACGATAAACTTTCCTGCCCATCTATCTTTCCAATGCTTACATAGTTCAAAGAATCGTATAACCTTTTCAGCTTTCTTTTCATCAAAAGTCCATCGCCATTCTTTTTCAATATCTTCACGGAATCGACTAACGGCTAACTTGATTAGTTTGCCTGTTACGATCTTACCGCTTTCAACTTGTTCTATGTATTCGTAAAATCTATTCATCTATTATATTACTCCAAAATGGATGCTTACATTCTTTTATTGTCATCACTCTAAAGTTAGGAAATTGTGAACCACAGTTATTGGTATTAAATTTTCTTTCCGCATTATATCTATTATTACTTATTATTGGTATATAGGTAACCTCACCACATTTAAAGTCATAAGCATTTTGCTCAATCTCAATCACAAATATAAAACATCTTTTATTCATTAGTTGTCTAAATATGATTTATCATTATAATCTATATTATTTATATGATTATGGTAATCATCAATAGTGCCTGTATACAACCAACTATCTCCAGTATTTATAACACAATAATCCTTAACTACAAGACTACCTTCACAAATCAAAAACACATCAAACCCATCATTTAAAAAACTTAATATAATTATCTTCTCAAGCTCATTTAACCCACTATGTATACTTAATATTTGTTTATGACTTACTTCGTATATGTTCATGAATTTATTAATTTAGTTAATTCTTTTAGTGCTTCTTGTTCCCTTCTTATCTGCTTTGTTTGGATTTGTGTTATATCCTTAATCCTTAATTTTAAAGCAATCGAACTTCTTAATGAACCTATTGCTGCTGCTGTTTTTTCTAATCCATCTATTAAAGGATCGGTTAATTGAGTAACTGTTTTTATTGCTTCAGCATCCTGATTTCTTGCATGGATTAAATCATTAACCTTCCGAAATACTTCACTTGATGTATTGCCATATTCTTCACTAATATCTATAAGGCTTTTGAATAATGGGAATAAAACTCTCCCAAATTCATCAGGCTTCCCACTATTAACCATATCATTAAATGCAGCGGATATAACTCCTATACTTACATTCGATTCTTTAGCTAATTCTTTTAGTGCTTCTTGTTCCCTTCTTATCTGCTTTGTTTGGATTTGTGTTATATCCTTAATCCTTAATTTTAAAGCAATCGAACTTCTTAATGAACCTATTGCTGCTGCTGTTTTTTCTAATCCATCTATTAAAGGATCGGTTAATTGAGTAACTGTTTTTATTGCTTCAGCATCCTGATTTCTTGCATGGATTAAATCATTAACCTTCCGAAATACTTCACTTGATGTATTGCCATATTCTTCACTAATATCTATAAGGCTTTTGAATAATGGGAATAAAACTCTCCCAAATTCATCAGGCTTCCCACTATTAACCATATCATTAAATGCAGCGGATATAACTCCTATACTTACATTCGATTCTTTAGCTAATTCTTTTAGTGCTTCTTGTTCCCTTCTTATCTGCTTTGTTTGGATTTGTGTTATATCCTTAATCCTTAATTTTAAAGCAATCGAACCTTCTAATGAACCTATATAAGAATTATAAAAGCTATTTATACTTTCAGTTGCTATTTCTTGTTCTTTTAAAGCTACCTTATAAGCACCTACAGCACCTATAACATCACTAATGGCTAAACCATAGCTATCAGCAAATTCAAACATCTTATCTAGACTATTCTTTGTGAATTGACTTATTACTAATTCACCATCTTCTAACGAATCGCCAAAATCTGATATTGAAGCATCTATACTTTCTGCCATTACCTTGAATGCACCAACCGCTAAACCACCAACCGCATCACTCGTAGCACTTTCTCTTAATTTTTTAAGTGCTTCCCCCTGTCTTGTCATTGATTTTTTTACTGCTGCTGTAATCTCTTGCTCCTGTGATTGTATTGCTATCTTCTTTATTTTATCATATGCAGCCGCTAAATCTGTTATTTGACCATTAGCATCTATAAGGTCTGGTATGTATTCACCATATAATTCTACTACCTTTGCAACTGCTTTACCATGTTGTTCAGTTCCTTTTGTAGTACTGTTTATAAT